TTTCGAGTCCCTATTACTCGCACCGATTGGCGTTGAGGGGGGGTTGTATATATGATGGTGGTTCTCAGCGTGCTGAAAACTAGGGAACATATATGGGTGTACGTATGTACCTGTGTAGTGTGCTAGGAGAACGTTCTTCGTTCTCTTAACGAACTACTCTCACACTCCTAAAGAAAAGATATACTACGTATATCCAAAAGAAAGGGTTCTCTCTCTCTTTTGACAGAACGCTTAAAAGTGCGATATTATGGCGTTTATGCCAGACAACAACAACCCATATCGTAAAAAAAGTAAAAGGCTTATCCCCTCTAGCATTAAGACTTCTAAGAGGCTGTCTGGTTTAACACCTGATGGTTTAAGGAAGAGAGTATTGGATGCTTTGCCTGATTGGGAAACCTATCCTAGACTGTTTAGGAAAGTCCTTATATTGCTTCCGACCCATGGAGACTTGGAATCTATTGCTGAAGAGTTAAGTTTAGATTGCGAGGGTCTGGAAAAAAAATTAAATAAAAGACCTACCTTTGCAAAGCTCGTAAAGTTTGTACAGGATAATGGTCACTATCCAGCCTGTGCAAGTACAAAGGAGTACCTAAAACATGCTAACCTAGTGGAGCATTATGCCAATGAAATGACTGTTTCTGCTGTAATTAACCTTGAATCTAATGCAGGACAAGCACCAATTAACCACAAGATAGTCGATAATGCAGGATGGTTTGCAAATATTGAGTATGATACTGAAAGATTTAGAAGAGGAAAACAACATGCACTTGAAAAATATGAGCAAAAAATGGACACTGAGTCTGTGGAAGTTAGTGAAGTTGAGAAGATTATGGAAGAAGGATTGAAACCATTTGTAAGGGATATTAACCCTGAGGAGGAAAATGGCGAAAAAGAAACAAGTGAAGTTTCCGAGGAGGCAGCCTCTAGTTAGGGCTGTTCCTAAATATACGCCATCTCCATGGCAAGATGATTTACACAGAAACCAAGCCAAGCGTAAATGGATATGGGCAGGACGAAGAGCAGGTAAGGGAAGAGCAGCTATTCAGGAAGCCATATCTACTATTTTAGAAGCAAGCCAAACTAAATTCATTGTCAACGGAGAAGATGTCACAGATACTCTAGTTCCTGAAATACATATATGGACTGTGGCTCCGACCAAGGCACAGATGAGACAGGTATGGAATGAGATGAAAGCCTTTATTCCGAGATATATGTGGAAAGACTACAAGAGAGCAGGTGGTCGAGGCTCATGTTGGCACGAAGATGAATATTATGTTGAACTCGAAGTGAGAGAACCTGATGGAAAGTTTGATCCAAATACTGTGAGAAGAAGCGTTTTATGGGAGTTAAGGTCTGCAGATAACCCTGAAACACTACAGACTGTGGGTCTTGATTTCTTGCATATAGCAGAGGCTCAGGATGTCAAAGCCATAGCTTGGGACAAGGTTGAATGGGTAACTGAATCACCTGGAAGAATGGGTAGAGTCTTTGCAGAAGGCATACCCCCTATATCAAGATCACACTGGTTTTCAAGGCAATTTATGTATGCAGAAAATAATCCTTCACTTCAAAATTATGCAGTACGTGCTACAAGTTTTGACAATATGTACCTGACTGACCAGCAAAAAGAAAATATACACAAGCAAAAAGAAACTACTACAGAGTGGATATGGGAAAGAATGGTAATGGCAAAGCAGCCAGATGTAGGTGGAGGTTTCTTTGGAAAAGTAGATGAAGCTGCTACAGGAATGGAGGTATCTAAACCTAAAGAAGGGCATAAATACGTTGCAGGTCTTGACCTCGGTAAACAGGTTGACCCCACTGTATTGATAATTAAAAACCGAATTACAAGAGAATCTGTGCATTCCATGGAAATGCTGAAAACAGACTGGGTTATACAGAAAGAAGCCATTATTGCCGAAACAAAAAGATGGGGTTGTGAGACTGTAATGATGGACTCTTCAGGCATGGGTGGTGATGTATTGTTTGATGAATTGTTAAATCTCGGCGTCCCCGTAATCGGAAAAAAGTTTACGCCCCAAACTAAATACCAGTTATTCTTGAATTATGCTGTGGCTTTACAAAATGGCACCACAAAGTTTCCTCCAGAGTGGACCAAATTGCAAACCGAATTGGATGCTATTGAGGTTAAACAGTCAGGACTTGGCTATAGCTTTACTCATCCTAACTCAGCACATGATGACTGGGTGGACGCCGAGGTGCTTGCACTAATGGCGTGTGATCCTCCAGAAGCTATGGAAGAAGGTTACGAGCCAGTGTACACAATTAAAACTGTTGCACCATTGACAAATAATGGTGTATCTTATACAGAAGGACGCCTTTCTCGCATGAAAAGGCAAAGAAAGGCAAAGCAATTACAAGAAATGCGAAAATTGACCGACATTAGCACAAAGCAAGAGTCAATACTAATGGACGCATTAGATTAAATGGTTAGTAATTATATAAGTAATAAAACAGAATCGGAGTCAGCAGTAGAAGAAACTGTAAATTTACTCTCTGCTCCTCCTTTAGAAGAGCCTGCTCTTAGTGAAGCATGGGTTCGTACTCAATTATCAAGAGGTGGGGCTTCTGACAGATTCACCAAATTTTATGATAACTGTGCAGAAGCAGATGAATTTTATCTAGGGGAGTTCGACTTTTCTGTCCCTTTAGGGGGAACAAAAGTCAACCTTGGCACCTTTCATTCCATCATAGAAACCTTAGTTGCACATGCCTCCCCTAGGTTTATGGATATAGATGTGCCTCCTCCAGGACCCAGAGCAGGTGCTAGAGCAGAATTAATCGAGAAATTTTTAAATGGTGCACACCATATGCTTGAACAAAATACTCCTGTAAAAAGAGAAATTGTAAAACATCAAGGATTATATGGAGTAGCTTTAGTTAAGTTTGAATTTGCTGGACACCAATGGGGCGAAATGCCAGAACCACCTCCAGAAGGTGAAGATATGGCTGAATATGAAAAGAAAGTAAAAGAGATAACAGAGAACCGAAAATTCAAATTCCCTATAATCTCAGAAGTTATGAACCCACAAGAGTGTGTTTGGGACACTGCCAGTACAAATCCACGCTGGATTATAAGAAATTCAGAGATTGATTCTGAATGGATAATGGCACATTTCCCAGACTTTGAAGGAAGAGTAAAAGATGGCAAATGTGATTTTGCTGAAGTTTGGACTTCTACGCATGTTGGATATATGGCAGAAGGCGAATGGGCAATGGAACCTAGACGTCATGCATACGGAAGAATACCTTGGATTATTTTTCATCCTCAGACAGGAATTAAAACAATAGGCAATAAACCTGAACATATGTATAGAGGTATTGGTGCAGGTAACTTTGGCATGATAAAAGCTGAATCAAGATTAGCATCGCAATATCTGGATATTGTATCTAGGAATGCTTGGTCATCTTTGAATTTCAAAGGACCAAGAGGTATGACCGAAGAAGTCATGCAAGAATTTTCACAGGAGCCTGGTGCTAGAAATTATGTACCACCAAACGTAGATATTGAACCACAAGATGTCAGTGAAGCTCCTCAAAGCATACTTCAAGCTATGAGTACATTGGAAAAAGCGATAGAAGCAAATACAGTTCCTGCAGTAGCTAGAGGAGAAAGACCAGTTGGTGCTGCAAGTGGATATCACACTGCTGTATTAGCAGGTATTGCAAGTTTGAACTTCGGTGCTGTAGTTGATGCAACTGAACGTGGATTACAGGAAGCAAATGAAATTGTTCTTAGAATTGTTGAAAATGTAATAGGAGATACTGTAACTGTATTCGGAAATACTGAGGCTGGAGCAATAGATGCCAAGATAAAGCCTAATGATATTAAAGGTCATTATGTAAGCACAATACGTTTAACATCCACAAGTCCTGAAGAACAAGAACGAAAATTATCATTATGGAGAGACACTTGGGCATCGGGGTTTGTTGATTGGACTACTGCCCTGCGAAAAGCTGGAGTATCTAACCCACTTGAAGTTGTTGGTAACAGAATTGCAGAGGACTTCTTTAATATGCCTGAGATACAGCAGGCGTTTGCTGCAGTAGCAGCGAAAAGTTTACCTATATTGCAACAGGCAGTTGAAGCTGCACAGGCAGGAACAGGTGGAATGGACATGTCAGCACTTGCAGAAAATATTTTAAACACAGGACCACCAACGCCTAATGCTGGACAATTCCAGCAAGGTAATCAAGCAGGTGTAGTTGGTGGACAGGCAGTCAGACCAATTATGCCTGGAGGTATAGATGAGCAAAACCAAATAGGAAGGCAAATGGCTAGTCCAAGAAGAGGACCTCAGCCGTCAACTGGTGGACCAGTGCCTCCTGGATTAGGTAATATAGGAGCATAATGGCAAAAAAAGCAAAAAAGAGTATGACTCCTATAGAAGCAGGTTTTGTTCAGTTTTTTTCCAATATGGAAATAGCATTTAAAAAAGTAAACGATAGATATGGGGCTCTGGATATTGAAGAGCCACAACCTGTACAAAAGAATCCACGGACTCCAGACAGGGATTTTATTAATCCATTCCAAGGAGGAATATAATGGTAATGCCTTTTGATATTTACGCCTATCGTGGTGAAGGTGGTGAAGATATAAGCTCAGATGAAATACTAAGAAGAAGAGCAGAAGAACAAGCAAGGAGGTTTAAAGCACCTTCTTATCCTGGATTAAGTAAAGATCCTGCAGGTGATATTGAAGCGTTTAATGCAAGTAACGTACCTTATGAGTACCCAGTAGTTTCGGCTGGGGCTGTACCCACAATTCCAAATATGCCGTCAAGCGTATTAGGAACAGATCAGTCAGCAATCGAGGGTAGTCTTGGGAAGAATTTTCAATTTGTTGATTTTACAGGGACTATGAACTCAGCCCAAATTGCAGCAGAAAATGCAAGGCTTCAACAAGAATGGATAGATAGACAAAGAGTTGCAAATGCTTCAGCAGCTATAGGACCACAACCTCCATTGGGTGATACTTCAATGGGTAATTTGCCTTACGCAACTGCTATGAATGCTGAACAGAGAGCCAATCAAGAAAGAATGCAAATGCTTGAGGCTCAGAACCAAGAGATTATGAATATGTTAAGAGCACAAGGTGCAGGTGCAGGTGCAGGAGGAGAGCGTACTGCAGAAGGTGGATATGAAGGAACACCTACAGGAGCATTTAGACCTTACACTGGTATGGACACAACACAAGCTCCTAAAGACGTTTTGTTTGACACAGATTACACAAGACTTGAGGAAGAGTTACCTATTTTTGAACCAGTAGTAGAAAAAGATTCTGTTACAGGATTAGTTGATTTAAATAAATATGCACAAGATAAATTTGCAAATATATACCAACAGATTAGACAAGGTGGGGGTAGATATCATGCTGACTTAATTAACGAAGTTACACAAAATGCTGTTGAATTTGGAAACTATAATCCATCAGCAATAGGAACAAATAGGGATATATTTGGATTTGGTGGTCCTAGTTCATTTGAAATATTAAATAATATTATAGAAATTGACCAACAAAGAGGTTTTACTCCTGAAGAAACATTATTTAAATATTCTGGAGCAGGACCTAATACAAGAATTGGACAAGCCTTAATTGATTTGGCTAATGTTGGTGGAAATATGTCAGGTCTTCCTCAATATGAAAGAGAATTAATAAATAACTGGACTGCACAAGGAAATCAAATACCTTATGAATTATATGGAATACCTGGCACAACAATGGGTGCAGGAACTCCTGGAGCAGCATTAGGAGCAGGTGGTGGAACACCAGGAGAACAACTTCTTGGATCTGCAGTAGCAGGTGGTCCAGGTGTAGCAAGTGGACCTGGCGTAGCAGGTGCAGGTGGTGTTGGTATGCCAGGAATAGGTGGT